TGCTCAACGAAGTAGACAACGGTTCCTTTGATGAGTTACCTGTAAGCATGAACTATTTAAGGAGAAAGTATGAGTATTGACAACGCAACCCCTGATGATTGGGATACTTTGAGGTCACTAAACAGTCTTTCAATTAGGAAACCAAAAGCAGCTGATCCAGTGGAGAAACCTGACCACTACAACAAAGGCGCTATTGAGGCTATCGAAGCTATCAAGGCTTCTATGCCGCCTAACGAGTTCAATGGTTATCTGAAGGGTAACGCATTGAAGTATCTGTGGCGTTATGACTACAAGGGTAAACCAGTGGAGGACTTACGTAAGTGTCGCTGGTACATTGACAGACTTATCAAGGAGCTAAACCAGTGAAACGATTACTTCTGTTACTTCTAGTGCCGGGTTGTGTTATTGAGCCTGACACACGAATCTGTGCTGACTACGGTTCGTACACGCTTGTAAGACAAAAGTGCATACCTATGTATGGTGCTTTAATCTGTGCAGACGAGGAAGTAACAGAGGTGTTTTGCAAACGATATTTTGAAGAGAAAGAAAAGGAAGATTAATGGACGCATATCAACAATACATTCACAAGTCACGGTATGCTCGTTACCTGCCAGAGGAGCAGAGGCGAGAGACGTGGGAAGAAACCGTAAACCGATACCTAAACTACTGGTGTGACCGTGTAGAACTTAACGAGTTCGATCAGTCAGAGATTTTCCAAAGCATACACGAGTTGGACGTAATGCCCTCCATGCGAGCACTCATGACCGCTGGTGAGGCACTAGACCGTGACAATGTAGCAGGGTTTAACTGCTCTTACATGCCTATCGACCACCCTAAAGCTTTTGACGAGATGATGTACGTGCTTATGTGTGGCACAGGTGTGGGCTTTAGCGTAGAACGACAGTACATCACTAAATTACCAGAAGTAGCAGAGGAGTTCCATGACACCGATACCATTATACACGTGGCAGACAGCAAAATTGGCTGGGCTAAAGCTTACAGAGAACTTGTTAGCTTGCTCTATTCGGGTCAGCTTCCGAAGTGGGACGTATCTGGAGTACGACCTGCAGGGGCAGCCCTTAAGACCTTCGGAGGTAGAGCGTCTGGTCCAGAACCTCTTACCGATCTGTTTAAATTCACGGTCGAGGTGTTTCGAGAAGCTGCTGGACGAAAGCTTAGTTCCATCGAGTGTCACGATATCTGCTGTAAGATTGCACAGATCGTTGTCGTTGGCGGTGTCAGACGATCTGCTCTCATCAGTTTATCTAACCTCACTGACGACCGCATCCGAAGAGCCAAGTCAGGACAATGGTGGCAAGACAATCCTCAGCGAGGACTAGCCAACAATAGTGCATGTTATACAGAGAAGCCAGACTTCGAGGCGTTCCTAAATGAGTGGACAAGTTTATACGAATCAAGATCAGGAGAACGAGGTATGTTCTCTAGAGTCGCAAGTCAAAAGCAAGCTGCAAAGAACGAGCGACGAGATGCTACCTATGATTTTGGAACTAATCCATGTAGCGAGATCATCTTACGACCTTACCAATTCTGCAATCTATCAGAAGTTGTTGTCAGGGCATCCGATACGTTGTCAGACCTCAAACGAAAAGTACGTGTTGCGACTATCCTTGGAACTTTACAGGCTACCTTGACTGACTTCCGTTACCTACGTAAGGTGTGGAAGAACAACACTGAGGAAGAAGCATTGCTTGGTGTATCACTGACAGGTATCATGGATCATCCAACTCTATCAGGAAGGAGAGATAAAGGTGTTCTTAAAACTTGGCTTACTGAACTCAAAGAAGAAGCGGTTAGAACTAATTCAGAATGGGCTAAAAGACTTGGTATCAATCCTTCTACCGCCATCACTGCTGTTAAGCCTAGCGGCACTGTTAGTCAGCTTGTTGATAGTGCGAGTGGAATCCACCCTCGATATTCATCTCAATACATTAGACGAGTACGAGCAGACTCTAGAGACCCTCTCTGTTCCGTTCTAGAAGCCGCTGGAATCCCCGTAGAAGACGATGTAATGTCACCTAGTACCAAGGTATTCTCCTTTCCTATAAAATCCCCTGACGGGGCTGTGGTGGCCTCTGAGATGGGTGCTATGGAGCAGTTAGAACTGTGGGAGATTTATCAGGACTACTGGTGTGAACACAAACCGTCAATGACCTGCTACTACAGGGACGACGAGTTCTTGGAGGTAGGTCAGTGGCTGTACAACAAGTTCGATAAGATCAGTGGTGTATCGTTCTTGCCATACAGTGAACACACATACCAGCAAGCACCTTATGAGCCTGTTGATCTTGAGACTTATGAGGAGTTAAAGGCAGAGTTCCCAGAGACAATCGATTGGAACATCTCTGAAAACTCTGACATGACTGAAGGGTCACAGACGTTAGCCTGTACTGGTAACAACTGCGAGATCTAATCACTCAGTAGTGCAATAAGCTCATCACCACCGGGAATACTTCGGAGAGTCTTAAAGTCTGATTCTTGTTTAAGGATAAGATCAGTCAAGTCTTCTCCGAAGTTTCCCATCAAGCCTGTAGGGGGAACAAAAGATGTCATCACGTATCCTACAGGATCTTGCCTAAACTGAGCGTTTGAATAAGGATCGCCTAACTTACCAAACGAAGCTACTTGTAGAGGCTGTTGTAACGCATCCAACACAACACCCTCTACACTAGGTTCTTTTTCTTCTTTTCCTAGTAAAGCTTGCGGCAAACCTCTAGCTTGATTTATTAGGCCGTAACCTAGACCAGCAAACATCATATAATTAGCAGTAAACTTGCCCGCTTCTTTATATTTACCTGCGGCGTATGCGTCTATCATTCCAACCTTAGCAAGTTCTGCCTGTTTAATAGCAAACCCAGTCAAGGCCCACATAGGTCTAAAGTTAGGGTGCTTTAAATAACCAAGTGGCCTACCTGCTGCTGAGATAAGCTGTTGTTCGCCTAGCCTGCTGAACATACCTCTTACAATAATTTCTCTAGCTTTTTCAGGCATCTTTTCAAGAGGAGTTTCTTGTACTAAATGCTTTCGTATCACCGCAGTTTCTTCTGGAGAAAAGTATTTATCAAACTCCTTAAACTTACCTGTCTTAGCTGCTTTACGCATAGCGTTCAACGAGCCTCTAAGAACAATACCTTTTCCTAGTCTATCAGCGTCTCTAAAACCAGACCATTTAAATGCTTTATCTTGATACCATTCTGTGCCTTTCTGCAGCATGCTTTTTTCTAACGTCTCATCAAAACCTGCTTGAAACTCACCGATGTTTTTTGAGTTACCACCGATACCCAAATCTTGAATACGCATACCCTCTTTTTCTAGTATGCCTTTCATGGTAGGGACAACACCGTTTTTTACAGCGGAAACAGCAGCATCGTGTAAGTTCAGAAACGCAGAATCAAACTGCCCTAAAGTACCCGCATAAGACTGCTTCATAAAAGCTTCTATTACAGCGTTAGGACGGCTTCTTGCGCCGATGTAAGTAGAGTTAGCAAGGTCAGCTACTCTTTTACCAGTAACAGGAGAGTTAGATTGCTTGGCTACTGCTCTTTCCATTTCTTTAAAAAAAGCTGAGGTGTCTTCATCAATTCCAAGACTAGGGCGCATCCTAAAAGACCTAGCTAGTTCTATTAAAGTTTGTTGTTTTGCTATACGATTCACTTGTTCTAAAATAGGATTAGCATATTGCTCTAGCTCATCTATGTCCATATCTTCAGCAGAGCCACGCACTCTTTTTTGAGCACCTGCTTCAGTACGCCTACCTGTTTCAATGTCAGGACCAAGACCCTCTTCTTCTATTTGTTCTCTTTTAGTTCCTGATGCCCAATAAACTTCGTCTTTTTGTACTTCTTCTTTAAAGATCTTACCAGATTCTTTTTGATGTACTTTACTATCAGCAATAAGATTACGAAGAAGCGCATTTGCTTCTTTACTCATTGAGGAACCTTCTTGTAAAATCTGCTGTAAATTTTCTGGTGTCTTGTTTAGATCTAAAAACAGTCTTTTAATATTGTCATTATTTGCCCAGTCAACTAACTCAGCAAAAGAATCTTTTGTTTCGTCTGAATAGTACTTGTTTAAAAATAGTTCTTGTTTCCTACCTGACGTTTCAAAACTAGACTCAAATAAAACGCCTACTCTAGGACCAGCAAATTTACTAACAAGTGCAGAAACAGGTCTAGCAAGTCTTTCAAAAATATTTGCTGCAGCGCTAGGCTTAACATCATAAGCACCTCGCATAGCAGAAACGTCATACTGCATCAATTCTTCAAAAGGCTTAGGCTTTCTGTAACGTTGAGGAATGACTACCTGCTTTATTATGTCTTCAGAAACACCAGCAGCTCTTAATTCTTCTTTAACAAATTCCCTTCTTTGCGTTGTTGTTGCTTCTAACTTAGGGGCTTCAGGTGCTTTTTCTATTTTAGATTCTATTTCGATAAGTTTGTTTTCAGCAACACTTAAGTTGTCTTGAGCTTTTTGTATCCTAACTTCATCGCCAGACTCTACAGCTTTTGCTAAACGCTGATCTGCCTCTTCAATTTTTTGAGCCGTTTTGTCCCACTGCTCTCCTAATTTCTTCATTTTTTTCTCATAAGCAGGAAGCTCTTTAGTTTCCCATTGCTCATAAGATTCAAACTTAGGTCGCGCCTCTTCAACATCAAAACGAATTGCAGCATCATCTGCAAAAGCTCTAAGACCTTCTTCAGTTGTCATATCAAAGTCACGAACTTTTTTAGCGGCAACAGCAGTAGGAACAACAGGAGTTTTTGTCATGCCTAAACCAACAATGTCCTGCAAAGCAGAAGTTATTTTAGAGGGGTCTCTAGCCACTTGAGCAAAGCCT